ATTAACTTTAGTGATAGGTGCAGTTATAGCACTAAATGCTCCTTTAGAATAGTCAAATAATCCTGGAGGGTCTAAAGTTGCTTCAGCTCCTTCGTAGAATCTATCGTACAAGTTTTTACCTGAACCATATCCTGCATTAGGACTATCTGGACCGTTTGGTGAACCATAAGGTGCGTAGTGCTCACCACCAGCATCTTGCACTCCTGTTTGAGGATAACCATTCACTAACTCTGAAGATGCGTTTGAATATCCTTGGATACGAGGTACAAAGTAGAACAATTTACCGATAGGTAAGTTCATAGCTTGTACAGATACGATGTCGTTAGCTAATAATTTAGAGAATACACGTCTAACGATTGGGAATACAACAGTTTCGAAAGAACCTGATGAATCAGCAACAGCAGCTTCGTTGATTAAGTAAGACGCTTGGTTTTCATATAATTGCGCGATGTTATCTTTTTGGTGACCTTCAAGACCTTCTAAGAATCCTAAGTCATCCCATTTTTTAATGGTATCTTCTTTGATAACACGAAAGTGCTTAAGACCGATGTTACCAACCATACCGCATTCTAATAATGCACCCATTTTTTTATTTTTTGTTTTTTATTTTTGTTTATTTTTATTTTGAAATTTTTGACATAATATCCTTCATTCTTAAGAATTGTGGATTTTCATATGTTTTTGATTCAATTAAGTTTTGTGCTGAACCTGAAGCTGGTGATTTCTCAATTTTAGAAATCGATTCAGTTACAACACTTTGATTATTGTTTGATAACTCGTTTTTGATTGATGAGTATAAAGATTTAGATTCTTTCAAAGATTCAACATCATCAAATCTTCTTAAGATATTGATTTTCTCTTGTTTAGTTGTTGTATGTTCAGTAAACAATCTTGTAGCGTAAGCTAAGTTTGAATTGAACACAGCAACTTCGTTTAATTTTTCTCTGAAAACATTTAATGCTTTTCTATACTCTTCGTTTTTCTCTCTCAAACGAACTACTTCTTCTGAAAGTGCCGCATTTGGTTTTACTTTCATTTTAGGTAATCCTTTTCTCATAGCGTAGTTTCTTGTACCATTTGATAAAGTTCTAGCAGCTTCTTTGGTTTCTTCTTTTTCGTAATCTTTGTAATGACCTTTTACATCACCAGTTTTGTGACCGTCTTTACGTTTGTATTCGTCTTTTTTAGAACCCCAATTTTCTTCAACTTCACTTTCTTTGTATTCGAATTTCTTTGGTTTCAAATTCATACCAACACCTTTAGCTCTACCTTTTGGTTCGATTGATGCTTCTTTGGTTTCCATTTTTTTACCTTCTTTATATTCAAATTTTGCTGTACCAGTTTTAACGCCTTTACCTACAACAGGTTTTGTCATCATTGAACTTTCTTTAGCTTCCATTTTTTTTGCTTTGTTTGTTAATGATGATTTTTTTAACGAACCCATTTTAGGTTTGATGGTGAATTTACTTTCATTCATTTCGTCTTCGTCGTCTTCATCAGATTCTTCATCTAACTCTTCTTCCATGTCTTCTTCACCCATTACTATTTCGTAAACGTAACCTTCTTCCATTTCATCTTCATCGTCTTCTTCGTCAGCCTCTTCGTTCATTTCATCTTCATCGTCTTCTTCGTCAGCCTCTTCGTTCATTTCATCTTCTTCATTCCAACTTTCTTCCATTTCTTAACCAAAAATGTCAGCCATCATAGAATCCAATTCTTCGTCTGATAAATCTTCAGCTTCATCCATTTCTCCGTTCATGTCCTCAAACATTTCTTCATCCATAGATTCTTCTTCCATTTCACCTTCAGTTTGAATGATGTACTCAACGTCAGCGTCATCATCTTCCAATGTGATTTGGTCGTCATCTTTTTTCACGATAACACCATCACTGTCTTTCATGTTTTTGAAAACTTTTAAGATTTCTTCTTCAGAAGCGTTTGTAAGGTCGATAGGTTCTTCGTCTTCTGAGTCCATGTCAAAATCCATGTCAACGTCCATGTCTTCGTCGTCGCCCATGTCGTCCATGTCTACATCCATGTCAACGTCTTCGTCGTCACCCATGTTGTCCATGTCCATTTCAACACCTGTCTCATCTTCTTCTTGTTCGTCAGTCTCTTTTTTTAAGGACTCTTTTACTAATTCTGAGATTTCTTGCTTCATTGTAGAAGCAAGTATTCCTTTTGCGTTTTCAGTAACTACTTCTTCCAAATTTTTCATTTGAAGTAATGCTTCCTCAACTAATGACTTTTTTTCTGCCATATTTTTTAGAATAATTTAACATATAAATATATCCAACTATCAAAAAAGTTGGACTTGGGTCGGCAGAAACCCTAAAAAAATAAAAAACCCCTCACTTGGAGGGGTTTAGATTACTTTTCAATTACTTCATCAATTTTACTCTCGGACACCGCTGTGATTCTCCAATCATGTTGGAAACCTTGATATCTCGAAGTAACCTTTGCCTCAACATCGGTAACAGAATAACCTTTTACCAATTTTTCTTCTCTGATTTTTTTTAATTTACCTGTGTTTTCATCAGGTAGTTCATACTGAACTTTTGCTACAAAATATTTTTCATCCATAGTTTTTATATTACTTATTCAAATAATGATTTAATTTATTCAATAAGTCAATAGAGCGGTTCATTCCTTTTTCACTTACCCCAATATCAGGTTGTCTCATAACCTTTTCTTCTTCCAAATTTTCTTCAAAATTTCCTCTGTCTTCAGGGTTTGTAAACAAATAAGCCCCCGGTGTAGATGGAGATGATACCAAGTCAAAACAAATTAATTCAAAATCTTTTTGAACTTCGTTTTGTTCCCCCACTTTTTTAAGTGAACCTACTCCACGAGATGAGATACCCAAAGTAACACCTTGTCTTAACAAGTTTGCCGCTTGGTCACCTTTTGTAGATACGATTCCTCTTTCGTGGAAACCTGGTGATGTTAATAATTTTAATTTACCCATAAGAATGTGTCCGTCCCACCAAACATCGTTAATGATGTGGGATACACGGTCAAGGTCAATCAAAGATGATTCAGGGTGATTCAACTCTGATAGAGCGGTACCCTTGGCAATCATTTTTTTGTAGTTTTCAGCTTCTCTTTTAAGAATTGATTCAGGATAAACCCTACCATTTCTATTTGGTGTATTGTATTTTTGTAATACGGCATAAAACTCAAAAGGTTTGGAATAATCCAACATTGACTTGTTGGCTTGTTCTAACAAACTTTTGTTGTGAGATTCTTCGGGGGATATAAATCCCGCATCCATCTCAATCAATATACCCTTACCTGTATCGTTTGGTCCTAAAATTTTCATAGATGTATTTTGTTAATAAATACCATCAAAGTGTTTCTTTTACCTTTTTGGATAATGTAAAATCAAAATACTTGTTTTTCTTGAAGTTGTCTGAATAGATTGCCTTGGCAATTTTCTTTAATTTTTCTTTTAATATGGGGTCTTTGAAATCCATTTCTTCATTGAGAAATAATGTAATTTCTAAATTTAGAAAACTTTTTTTACCGTAGAATATCCCGTTTGTTCTTAAATCCAAATCTACAATATATGTGTCTTTGAATAAAGTTTTGTCTGCGATTTCTAAAATTGTGTGTTTTATACTTCTACTGAAATTACCTACAATATGGTCCCATTTTTCCCTGTTTTCTGTGGGGGTTACCCAACTTTGTAGGTTTAGATAAACTGATTTGAAATTTTTTGAATCTACTGTTCCGTAACTCACTTTAGAATCGTTGAAACCAACAATTCTTGCCGTTTTCCCCTTTTTCATTTAATGTTCATATTAATGTCATTTATTTGTATCAAAAAAATACCAATAATGATGTAGTATGTCAAACTTTTTCGTATTTTTGTATTATTTAATAGGATATGCTAATTGTAAAAATAGAAAACGGACAGAATTTGGAAAAAGCTCTGAAGGTACTAAAAGGTAAGGTGATTAAAACCAAACAAAACGAAAAACTTCGTGAAAGATTAGAGTTCGAAAAAAAAAGTGTTTGGAGAAGAAATCAAAAATTAAAAGCCAAGTACGTTCAGTTCAAAAAAGACCAAGATAGTAAATGATTATAGATTGTTGTAGAGATTATATAATCTCACATAATTGATTTTTGAAAAAGTATCTGACTGTATTTGGTCGATAGTTTCTTGCAATTTCTTACTTGTAATATCATCCAAAGATTCATTGATGTTACTCAATTTACCAATAGTCTTTGATTTTAATTCATCAAATTCTTTCGAGAGTTCCACATCCTCAGTCATCAATACTTTAGACAAATCTTTTTTAGCGGTTTCATCTAAACCTTCGATATAACCTTTTATAGATTTGTTGGCTACGTTTAATAACGTTTCAATCGGAAGATTAATATGTTCCGATTTTATTTCTTTTTCACTTAATAAATTGATAATATTTTTTCTACTTGTAATAGTTTCCATAATAGAATTTGGGGAACTATAAATTAAATTATCAATATCAGTGTATTTGTTTTCACAAGTGATTTCTGAAACCCAATAAGCGATTTTATCGGTTTTCAACTTAGGAAGAATTCTTTCTGCTTGTCTTACAGACTCGTTGATAAATGCTTCACTTAATTCTTTATCCAAACCTTTTTTCTTGGATAATTCTGTATAGATATGATACAATGAACTAGCGTTCTTGTTTTCCAAAACTAAATTATTAAAGTTTTTCAACTCAATTTTAGTAGTTTCACTAACATAAGAGTTAATCATTAACTCTTCAATCTTGCTTATTAATAGTCCAAATTTCATATCTTTTTATTAATAAATATCTCAATCTATCAGTTTTCCTAATGCTTCTTCAATAACACCCAAAGAACGACTACCTTTTGCTAAATCAATTTCATCAACACCGTAGATATTATCTCTTTCTAAAATAATATTCATGTCTTTTTTAATTGATTCAGGTGTGATTCCT